TCCTACACGCTTACGGGCCTTGCACCGACTGTCGCCCTTTCGACACCAGTACCCGTCACGGACTTCACACTTACGGCCCCGCTGCCCTCGTACTTCCTCGGAGCGTCCTATGAGGTTCCAGTCACCGCCTTCTCCCTGAGCCTTCCAGTCCCGACAACAACGCGGGTCTTTGAGGTCCCTGTCACGGCCTTCACTGTTACCGCGCCCGTTCCCTCAATAGTTCTCGGGGACACATTCTTAATCCCCCTAACTCCGCTGACGCTCACGGTTCCTGCCCCCACGGTGGCCGTTTCGATTGCGTTGCCTGTCACCGATTACTCGTTGGTGCTTCCGACGCCAAGCATCACTATCGGGTCAGACTACGAAGTCCCCCTGACCACATTCACCTTGACCACTCCGTCTCCCTTGTTTATACTTACCCATGTAGTAGGGTTGACTACCTTTGCGTTGACCCTCCCTGTGCCAAGTATTTTCCAAGCCGGAGACACCACGAGAAGGATCGCACTTGATGAAGAAAGCAAAAACCAGCTCGCCACGTTTGCGTCGAAGAACGCGCTGGATATTTTCGCTTCCCTTAACTCCCTTGACGTTCTGGAAGAGGAGCCGAACGAGACATGACCTTTTATATTAAACGACGAGATACGTCGCCCGCCTTCCGCGCTATTCTCAAGGACGCCGCTGGTGTTGCGGTTGACATCACTGGAAACCTCGGCGTCCGCTTTCACCTGTTCAGCAAGTATGGGGTGCAAATCGTTGACGCCGCTGCGACTGTGAACGACGCAGCTGCCGGAGACGTTCAGTACGAATGGCAGACAGCGGACACCGTGCTCGCTGGCATCTTCAAGGCCGAGTTCGAGGTCACGTACTCGGACGGAACAATCGAGACCTTTCCGAACAATGGATACGAAAAGGTCTATATAGATGAGGACTTGGTATGAGCCTGAGACGCCCCCTGAGGAAGAACCAGCGCCGCGCAAACGTGCGGCAGACAGACGCAACCGTGGAACCGGTCTCAACGGACGAGCTGAAAACACACCTGAGGATCGCGGAGGACGATGATGCCTGTGAGGAAGAATACCTCGCGGGCCTGATCACCGAAGCGCGCCGCTGGATGGAGGATGAAACCGGGATCGCTTTTCTGTCCCAGACGTGGACGCTTTCCCTCGATCATTGGCCTGCCTACCACGATGCTTGGTGGGACGGAGTGAGGCAGATGGCCACAACGGAATTGTACTCCCAGGCCCCGGCAACACCGATCATCCTTCCTCGCTATCCTGCAATTTCCCTCGACACCGTGACTGTGTATGATGAAGCAGGTGTCTCGACGGCGGTGACAATCGCAGACGTGTTTGACGTGGACGTAGCCTCGAGGCCCGCACGAGTCGCCTTGAAGCGCGGAGCAACGTGGCCCACGGCGAGTCGGAGCCTGAACGCAATTGAACTCGACTACACGGCAGGGTGGGGGACAGCGGTTTCTGACGTTCCGCCCTCACTTCGCCGGGCCGTGCTCGAGATGGCTGCGTACATGCACACGCATCGAGGAGACTGTACGCCAGAAGAAGGTTATACGAGATCGTCCGCACATTCAATTCTGCGGACGTATCGGGTACGTGAGATTTGATATGGTCCTTGACATAATGTCGAAAGCCATATCATTGACAATCGGCCCACAATACTGTAGACTGCCCTAAAGGAGATCAAGATGAAAAGAACCATAATTGCCCTGACAACCGTTGTTGCCCTCGCAGGCTGTACGGGTTTGCCACAGGATCGTGACAGTGATGTGGTGGCCACAGCCATGCTCGGTGCGTTGATCGTTCCGTTCCTCATTCCGTGAACAAGTGTTGTCCAGTTACGGCGGGTGATCTGAAGCACCGAGTCTTTATTGAAAAGAGGACTCGGGTGTCTGACGGTCAGGGCGGCTACGTGGAAACGTGGACCGCCGACCCGCCTGCTGGAGTTCGCGTTGCCATGCAATTTCTGACAGGCACGGAGCGCTGGGAGTCCATGCGGAACATGCCGGGGAACCTTATCAGGTTGACGATGCGGTTCAAAGGGAACAGCCAAGGCGCGCCGTATTGGCAAACCGGCCTGCACCGGGTTCTGTTCCGCGGCCGCTACTATGACATCTTGGCGATCAGTGATCTCGAGTGGGATCAACGGTGGCTGAAGATGGATATTTTTGAGTCGAGTCCGTCCTGATGTTCCGCGTTAGCATACAGAACCTTGAGACTGTGCAGGACCAACTGGCCGATCTCATTGCGGCCTCGCCCGCTTCCGTTGCAGAAACGGCGAACTTCGTGGCGCAATCAACTGCGCAGCGAGCCAAGCACAAGATCAGCACCGGGCCGCGAACTGGCCGTGTGTGGAAAGACGGCCACCAGTCCTCTGCGCCGGGTGAGCCCCCTGCCAGTGATACCGGGGAACTCGTCAGCCGGATCACCTTTACCAAGATGACTGTCAGAGAAGGTTCGCGGGCAACCGCAGGAACCACTGACCCGAAAGGCCACACCCTTGAGTTCGGCGGACACACAAGGTCGTCGCCAGAATTCGGTTCGCGCCTCGTTTACATCGAGCCTCGTCCGTGGCTCCTCCCCTCCTTCCTCGAGGCCATTAACGCGGCCCGAGGCAAGTTGAAGTTGAATTTGGAAAAGCGGCTATGAGCGATTTTCTCAACGCAGTTCAAGGCGCGCTCTTCACGAGGCTTGAGTCCGTCGTCACTTCCGCCACGATCTATGATGATGTGCCGGATTTGCCTGAGGGCCTGCCCGAGGCCAACTTCCCCTACGTTGTGATCGGCAACGACACCGCACTCACGTGGGACACGGACGACACCCTCGGTCAGCGCATCACCACAACCCTGCACGTCTTTTCCCGGTATCAGGGAAAGAAGCAGGCCAAAACAATCATGGGTGAGATATACGCCGCGCTGCATCGTCAGTCCGCGAACCTCACTGCAACCGGCTTTCGTTTTGTCGATTGCCTTCTCGACTTCTCTGACATCTTCGATGATGATGATGGAGCCACGCGGCATGGAGTTTGCCGCTATCTTATCACCATAGAAAAGGAGTAACAACTATGGCTGGTTTTAACGGACGCGCCCTCACCATTGACGAGAGCAGCACTACCCTCGTGGGTGTTCGCACCCGCGGTTTCAGCATAACAAATGACCATGTTGACGTGACGACTGACGACGACAGCGGCTGGCGAACTCTGCTGGCGGACCCCGGACTGCGCTCGATTGAGGTCACGCTCAGCGGGATCACTTCGGACGAAGTACTGCTTGGCGAAATCATGGCAGCGACTGTTGCTGAAGCAACCATCGACATCAACCTGCCGACTGGCACCGCCGGAGGCGTCACGACACCCGGCACGCTTGCGGGCTCGTTCTTCGTTTCGTCCTACGAGCAGACGGGCGAGCACGATGGCGCGGCTGAGTTCTCGGCCACATTCATGTCAGACGGTGCAGTCACTTACACCGCTACAGTATAAGGAACTGAGAAAATGAGAGAGTATACTGCGGAACTTAACGGCAAGGAACTGACCCTGCAGGCCAACTTCAAAGCCTCTGTGAGGCTCGCGAGGGAGGTCGGCGATCCGTTGATGATAGCGAGGGAAGCCGCGCTCGAGGCCTATATGCTTGAGCGCGGCATAAACTATCAGCCGAAATGGGGCTTCACGGTGGAGAACCTGCCGAAGATTATCTCCATCGGCCTTGAGGCGGCGGGCAGCAGGCTGAAGCAGTCTGAGATTGAGGACCTGATCTTCGAAGCAGGGTTCCCGGCGGCGCGTGATTTCGCTACCGGCTACGTTGCCCTGATCGTCGGGCCGCAACCTGAGGTCATGCCAGAGAGCGAGGATGATAGCGAGGGAAACCAACTTGGGCTGGCTTCGTAAAGACTGCATACAAGTCAGCCCGAGAATGGGGTATGCAACCGAATGAGTTCTGGGACCTATCAACGACGGAGTTCTGGTGGGAGTTCGACACAAAGGCCAAGACGTTGGAAATGATGAAGAACTACAAAGCAGGTGCTGGTGGATATTCTGAAGCTGCTTGGGACAAAGCCCGCAAAATGCACTCGGAGAAGATGAATGGCTGAGTTAAGCTCACTTCACGTCAAGATCACGGGGGACAGTAGTTCCGCGATTTTGGCGAGTGCCAAACTTGTCAATGCTATGGCGGGGATGAAGAATGAAGTGGCTGCGCTGCAGAGCCGGATCAAAGCACTCGGCCCCGCCTTCGATATTGCCACGCGCAGGCCACTTCCACAACTCAACGCCCTCAACAAACAAATCCGCACGTCGCGCTTCCACACAGCGAACCTTGCTGCGCAGTTCAACGACATCGGCGTGATGATGGCCTCGGGGCAAAACTGGATGATAATGGCCGTACAACAGGGTACGCAGGTATCACAAGTTTTGCAGTCAATTGGAGGTACCGGAAAAGAACAGCTTAGTGCACTTGCCGCCTCTTTCAGGGCTGTGATCTCACCGACAGCCCTTTTAACAATCGGAGTTATTGCAGGTGCTGCGGCCTTTTATCAATGGGCTACTGCAGCTGATGAGGCAGAAGAAAAGACAAACAGTCTTAAAGAGACACTCAAAGAACTAGCAAAAGAGTCAAAAGAAGCGGGAAGAGAACTTGAAGCCCTGCGTAGGGGGCTGAAAGATATTGACGAACTTAATCGACAAGAAGCTCTAGAAATGCAGTTAGCGTTGCTGGTGAAAGAGCAGCAAAAACTTGAAGAAATCATTGAGTCAGAAAAGAAATTAGGTAATGCTAATCAAAGTAGAATAAGATCACAGCAACGTGCAGCCGCAATACTACAAAGAGAAATTGATCTCCTTGTTGAGCAAATAGAAACGATCAAAGAGTTAGCAAAGGCAAAGAAGATAGCTGCAGATAAAGCTGAGGCGGATGCAAAAATACTAGAAATAAGACAAGAAGAAATAAATGAAATAGCAGGAGAACACGCTCGTATACAACAGATGGTTGCTGATAATATCAAAAAGGCAGCACAGGAGGCTTGGGATTTAGAACAGGCTTTGGCTGCGGCCGCTGCGGCAGGTGCTCGTATTCATGTTACCGGCTTTTCTAATGATATGTCGATGGTTCCGGGTGAGGGCGCGAATATAGCTGTAGCGGATCAACGCGCCGAAGAATTACGAAAGCAATGGGCAGACTATAATAAACCAGATAGAAAAGGCGGTGGCGGGGCCACAAAAGACCCCTTCCAGGCCGACTTCGAGAAACTTCAGGAACACCTCAAGAGCGAAGTCCAGCTTGAACTCGACATCAACGCCGAGCGCGAACGCATCCTGAACGAGGCCCTGCAGCGGAAACAAATCACGCAGCAAGAACACTACTCCATGATGGAGGAGTTGAACCGGCAGCACCAAGAGAAAATGGCTGAGCTTGACGTTTGGCGCTACGGCTCGTCGCTTCAAAAGACCGACGCCTTTCTCGGTGACATGGCCGAGGCGTTGTCTCACGGTGGCGAGGAAATGCTCCGTATCTCGAAGGCGTTTGGCGCGGCTCAGGCCCTCGTGTCCGCATGGATCGGTGCAGCCAAGGCGCTCGAACTTCCGTTCCCACAAAACCTCGCCGCGTTTGCCAAAGTCCTCGCAACAGGCCTCGGTGCTGTGCAGGCAATCAAGGGTGTCGGGAAGGGCGGTTCGGGAGGTACTGGTGGCGCAGTTGGAGGCGGTGCAAGCGGCCCGACAAACCCGACCTACCTTTCGTTCTCCTTCACGGATCAGATGGCGAACCCTGAGGCTGTCGGGCGGTTCATCGTTGAGAAGATGAACGAGGCGATCAGGAACGGTGCAACAATTCAAGGATTGAGGGTAAGCTGATGGGCGTCTTTTTTGAGAGCGGTTACAGTTTACCGGGAGGCGACCTGCCCCTGACCCATGCTCGTATATTGCATGATCTGAACAGGTTCCGGGCGAAGTCCGTCACGGCCTCAGATGAAGTGGCCGGGTTTGAGGCTGACTCCGCTGACAATGGCCTGACCTATGAAAAGTGGAAGCCGTTCGCCAACGCCCTGACAAGCGGTGACGACTTCAGCGACGCGGCATGGACTGTAACGCAGGCAACGCTCGGCAGCGACAACCAGACGCTGACAGAGAACGGCAACAACACTATCCACCACCTTGAACAAGCGTTCACCTACTCGGCTGTCGAATATGTCGCTTCTGTAAAGTTCAAGCAGATAGGCTATCAGCGCGGCGTGCAGATTGTCTGCGATGATGGCACGACACAGCATAACGCCATGTTCCAGGCTGACGGCGACGTAAGCGTGGGAAACGCAAACGGCGCGGTCTACAGCCTCGGGAACGACACTTACCTTCTGCGCATCTATTTCACGGCGGCGGCTGCTGCGGGAAATATAGAGGTGCGCCTTGCAAACGCCTCGGACGTTGTGACCTACGCGGGCGACAGCACCTCGGGCATCCAGTTCCTTGAGATTGCTATGCACGAAAGCGCGGCAACTTGGGACTTGTCCATGTACGACGCCCTGCCGGGAGATGTATTCTGCATCGCGGGCCATAACATAGGTGAAGGGAACGGGCGGCTTACTTTCCTGCACGACAGCAACGAGGACACCACGTACACGTCAATCGGAACCGCCTCCCCGACAAGCAACATGCCGCTTATGTTTCTGCATGAGGGGATTACGTCGCCTGAGTGGCGGGTTACGGTGGACCGATGCCCGCTGCCGGAAATCGCTGTTATTCGAGTTGGTAAGGCGTTGCAGATGGAGCGCCCGTTCTACGGTGGTCACGCTCCGCTGCACATGGCTCGGCAAACAGTACTGCGGAGCAATATGTCCGAGAGCGGGGAGTTCCTTGGCCGCACGAAACAGCGAACATTCGGAGCGACTGCAATAGCGTGGGATAATTTGACGGCAGCGTGGGTTCGGACGAACTGGAGGCCATTCCAGCGCGCTACCGAAACTGAGCCATTCTTCATTGCGTGGCGTCCCTCGTCCTTCTCTGAGGTCGGTTACTGTCAGCTCGACAGCGTACCGATCCCAGAGAACAAGGGAGTCCGCGATCTGATGTCGGTGGAAATGGCCGTGAGGAGTCTTGGATATGATTAAGGCAATCGTACTACTGGCGCATATGGCGGCGACCGGCTGGGCCTATGACAGGGTGTGCTGCAGCGGGCTGGACTGCGATCAAGTCTCAACGGAAAGCATATCCCTCATCAAGCATGGGTACTTGATCGAGCTGCAGCCGGGCGAACACCACTTCGCACCTGAGGGTTATGAAGCCGTGATTGGCTATGACGACACACGTATCCGGCGCAGTCAGGATCAATTCTATCACGTCTGCATGACACGCTCGAAGCGCCTCCTCTGCGTCTATGTCCCGGAGATGATGGGATGAGTGAAACTACCGTAGGCCGCGAACCGATCCAAATCGTGGAACTCGTGCAACCGCTCTGCGCGAATACCTATGGCATGGCCCCTTGTACTGCGTCTGGCTCCGCTGACGAGAAATGCTATAACACAAGGGCAACGTGCCAAGACACCGCGAACTACGATGGCTCGAGCACTCTTTCCTTGTTCTTCTCCTCAGGGAAGGTTGCAGAACAGAAAGTCTCTGGCGCGCCCTACATCATCCCCTCGCTGGGCCGCGTCTCCACAGCCCCGACGAAGATCAACCTGTCGTCAGTGAACCCGGACTCAAGCGGCCTCGGGAACCGTGCAGTCTGCAGCATCACGCTGAAGGATCATCCGCACACTGATCGGCGTGTTGATCCCTACGTCTCTGGGCGGTCTTGGGACCCCTACACTCGGGCCAGTTTCTGGACGAAGTGGCTCCGCCGGAACAAATACAAGAACAAAATGCTGATCAATGTTTATGAGGGGTACGCAGGTCAGGCCCTCGGTGCAATGGTCAAGCGGTCGTACTTCCTGACGAGCGTTGACGGGCCGAACGATTCAGGCAACGTCACGATTTACGGCAAAGACATCCTCGCGTATTTGGAAGAACGGAAGGCGCAGGCCCCGAAACTTTCGCCCGGTCAGCTCGTTCTTGATCTTACCGCCGGAGCAACCTCGTTCGAGATCGGCGGGGGCGACGTTGCAGACTATCCGAACAGTGCCGGGCTTCTGCGGATCAATGAAGAGCTGTTGACGTATACCGGAAGCAGTGCCTCGTCAAACGGCGTGGACATCACAGGAGTTGTGCGCGGGACGAACGGAACCGAGGCCGCCGAACACAACGCGCAAGACGCTGTGCAGCTTTGCCTGCAGTACACCGCTGCGGACGTTGATGATGTTATCGCGGACCTGCTGGAAACTTATGGCGGCACCCCGACAGCCTATTTGAATAAGACGGCATGGGCGACTGAGGTTGATACTTACCTCGCCTTCTATAAAGTCAACACGATCATCTCGGAGCCGAAGCCGGTTACGGAACTCGTTGCCTCGCTGCAAGTCAACATCGGCTTTTACATCTGGTGGGATGAGCGGGTAGCGCAGGTGGAGCTGAAGGTTGTGCGCGGCATTGATGCGGCATTGCCGATCCTGACTGAGGAAGATCACATTATCGCGAGCAGCTTCAAGTTGATGGAGCAACCGACCGAGCGGATTTCTCAAGCATGGGTCTACTACGATCACCGGAACTTCGTAGACTCACTCGACGAGGAAATCAACTACAAGCAATGGTCCGTGTTTGCGAACCTTGAAAGCGAGACAGAAGAACTTTACGGCGAGCCCTCGATTAAGAAGGTGTTCGGGTACTGGCTGAGCTCGGGGGCGCTCGCAGATACCACGGCCTCGAAACTTATCACCCGCTACGTCGATGTGCCGATGCACTGTGAGTTTGAACTCGACGCAAAGGATCGCACGTACTGGACCGGGGATACAGTGCAGATTTCCCACCATGCTGTTGTGGATGAGTTCGGTGAACGGCTGTTGAAAAACTGGACAATCATCAGTGCGGAAGAAACAATCCACGGAGAGAAGGCTCGGTATCTTGCCGAGGACACCACGCTCTACGGGCGGATACATTATGTAATGGCAGATGCTGCGGCGGATTATCCCGGCCCGGCATCTCAGCCGTTCAAGAATTGCTACATCGGAGACGCTAACGGCCTGCTCTCTGATGGAACCCCATGTGGAAAGGTTAGCTGATGCCGACTTATGTAGAGATACTCAACTCGCAGATTGACCAAGACAGCCCGGTTATCCAACCGCTCTTGACCGCGATGCGCGACAACCCTATTGCGATGGCAGAGGGGGATTCTACCGCCATTGTGGTCGGCGGCACGCTTAGTTGGGTCGAAAGGCAAGAACCAACATCAGACGTTGCTGCCATTACATTCACAACGAGTCTGACAGGCGAATCCGCATCGGCAGCAGTCGTGGACGTAATAGGCCAATGGGCCGGGGGGTCTGGCGGATATTGGACTGTTGGTGTTCGCGCATCTGGCGGGACATGGAGAACGATCGGAAGGACTGGTGTTCTCGCCACGAACCCCGGCGCAATTTACGTCCGCTGGATGGTCGAAAATATAGACAACCTAGACGGGTCGAATGTCGTTCGGTCTACTGCAACTGGCTGGTATGCGGGGACGAGCACAGCATTTGACAGGTCAAGTGCTGCGAATGCCTATGGAGTAACGGCATCTATAGTGAGCGGCGGCGGATATAGTTCGTTTGCCGAAACAATAGACGAGATTCGCGTTTCTTCTGTGACATCAACTTACGAGGGCAGCAACGCCGACCAGAGAACAATCGCAACGCTCGGCGTTATAACTCACCCCACAAGGAGTGTCTGATATGGTTATGGTTTGGGAAAACGGGCAGGCAATAGAAAAGACCGAGGCCGAGGCGCAAATATTCACGCCAACCCCCCAAGAACTTGAAGCCGAAGTGCAGGCGCTCGCGGATGATATTTCTGTAAATGAAGAACGCTTGATGGCGCTTGCAATGGCCTCTGTTGATCTCCGAATGACAGATATTACCGGCCTCACAACGCAGCAGGTTAGAGCAGCATTCAGGGACCGCGTTGTTTTCTATCTCAGACAAAACAGGGGACTTTAATGATTGACCTGCCGTGGACTGTTATAGGAGCTAAGCATGGACGACGAAAAACACTGGCACTTGGATAAGCGGATTCCACTTGCTATGTTGCTTGCCTTTGGTGTTTACACCGCTACTATGATTTGGTGGGCGGCAACATTACAAGCACAGGTGACTGTCAATGCAAACGAAACCACCAAAAATGCCTTTCGCGTCACTCAGCTTGAAACTCAAATGTCAGCGCAGAATACGAGCCTGTCTGTTCTGTTATCTCAGATGCAAACAGTGACGAATGAGATGGCACGACTGAGGGAAGAAATCAGCCAGACCAATCAAATCATGAGACAGGCGTTGGTAAATCAACAAGAACGTATGAGAGGAGATGCCCAATGAAAGGCTGGAGAACTTATATCTTTAATATGCTGTCGATTGTACTGATGGTTTTGTCAATACCGGAGTTAGCTCCGGTGCTGCCAAAAGAGTGGGTGCCGTGGCTGGCGCTCGGAAACGCAATCGGAAACCTGATGTTGCGCACGTTCACCACTACGGCTCCGGGACACTCGTCATGAACGAGCTCATCTTCGCCACGGCCAAGGCTAAGATCGGTATCTGGGAGTGGGCGCAGGGATCGAACCCCCTCATCATGGATATGTTTCGGAAGTCGGGCTTTCCTGATGTCGCGGACGATGCTACTCCGTGGTGCGCCGCGTTCGTCGGAGCCGTGCTGGCCGAAGTCGGGCTGGTGGGTACTGGAAGCCTTCTGGCCCGGAGCTACCTGAAATGGGGTACGCATGTTCCCTCAAGCGAGGCAGAGCGCGGCGATGTGCTGATCTTTGCGCGGGGTCCCCGAGACGGCTGGCAGGGCCATGTTACGTTCTTCGACTCGTATGATGGATCGTATGTGAACTGTCTCGGTGGGAACCAGAAAGACGGAGTGAATATTTCGCGGTATCTGCGGGAGGATCTGCTCGGTGTCCGCCGGGCTATTGCGCCCCGG